CGGCAACATCATCACCTTCCTCGCCAGCTACTGCGCCTTCGATGCTCCAACCTTCGAGGATGGTGACAGCGTGACCCATGTGACTCTCCCCTTCCGCTGCCTGCCGAGCAGCGGCAACGATGAGTTCTCCATCGCCTACACCTGATCCATGACCTTCGTCCTTGAGCAGTCGCCGACCTTCTCCTGTCCGATCGTGATTCGCGAGACGCATGACGGTGGCCGACTTCGCACCCATCAGTTCACCGCCATCTTCCGTCGGCTGCCTCAGTCGCGAATGGAGGAGGTGCAGCTGCAGTATCAGGCGATCAAGGTCGCGGCTCAACGTGGCGAACCGATCGAGGGAATCCCGACCCGGGCGATCGCCGATGAGATCCTTGAAGGCTGGGAGGGGATCATCACCCCTGACGGCCAGCCGGGTGAGGTGACGCCAGAGAGCCGAGCGAAGCTGCTCGAGGTGGCGACCGTTGCCGATGTCCTGGTCACGACCTACTTCGAGGCGCACGACAAGGCGCGAGCAAAAAACTGACCGGCGCCGTGGATCACCTGCTCAAGGCGAAGGGTGACACGGCGCAGCTTCAACGAGACGCCGCCGCCTACGGCATCACCCTGGAGGCGCACCACCTGGAGCCTGAACGTTACCGGCTGTGGGCGGATCTGTGGCCGGCGGTGAATGTCTTTCAGCGCTGCCAGACGCAATGGCGCAGCGGGCCCACGGGCTTGCTGGGTCTGGACTATGGCGCGGTGTTTCAGATGGCGCCGCTGCTGGGAGTGGAGCTGGACGGCAGAATGATGGAGGACGTGCAGGCCATGGAGCTACATGCACGCGACCAGCTGAACCGACGTCTGCAGAGGAGGAGCTGAGATGGCCGTCATGGATGCACTGCTCAGGATCAAGGCTGCGGTGACCGGCGGCGAGGCGATCCAGCAACTGGGCGCCAGCCTTGGCAAGCTCAACTCGACAGCGAACCAGGTGGGCGGTGGCCTCTCCAAGCTGGCCGGTTCCGCTCAGGGTTTGGTCGGCGGCCTCGGCGCCCTCGTACCGCTGGCCTCCGGTGCTGGTCTCATGGCCCTGGCGAAGACGTCGATCGATGCCGCCGACAACATGAACGACCTGCGGCAGAAGACAGGTGCGAGCGTTGAATCGCTGAGTCAGTTTCAGCAGGCAGCCGAGAAGTCGGGCACCACCCTTGATGCCGTCGGTGGTGCGATGGTGAAGCTGAACCGCAACCTGGCCGAGGGTAAGGCAGGCAAGAGCCTGCAGGAGATCGGGATCAGCGCGACTGATGCGAGCGGCAAGCTGAAGAGCACAGATCAGATCATGCTCGAGCTGGCAGACAAGTTTCAATCGATGCCGGATGGAGCTGAGAAGACGGCCCTGGCGATGGACCTGTTCGGCAAGTCTGGAGCCGCCCTGATCCCCATGCTCAACATGGGCGATGAGGCGATCAAGAAGCTGGGCGTGACGATGACCGGTGAGTTTGCCTCAAAGGCTGATGAGCTGAACGACAAGTTCGTGGATCTGCAGACCGGCGTCACCCGCCTGGCGGTGGGTCTCGGCACCGCCTTGATGCCGGCCTTGCAGGTTGTGACCGATGCCCTCATCGGTGCGTTGAACATCTTCACTCAGCTGCCGGGGCCATTGCAGGCGATCGTCGGTGGATTCACGGCCTTGGTCATCGGCCTGGCAATTCTGGCGCCAGCGATCACGGCAGTCGTCACGATCATCACCGCTCTGACTGCCCTGCCTGTGGCGGCCACGATCGCCGGCTGGCTCAGTGCTGCCATCCCGGCGGTTGCCTCCATCACCAGCGCCCTGGTGGGCCTGCTGACCTTCATGACCAGCACCTTCCTCCCCGGCATGATCGCCGTCTTCACCGGCCCCGTCGGCTGGACGATCCTTGCCGCCGCTGCTGTCACCGCCATGGTGATCGCCTTCCGCAAGCCGATCGGTGAGTTCCTCACCTGGCTGGGGCAAAACTTGCAGACTGGCCTCAAGGTCGCCCTCGACATCGCCTACAAGGTGTTCGTCCAGCCCTGGGTGACGCTGTTCAACCTGACCCTGCGACAGCCGATCAGCAACCTGTTCAGCTGGATGGTCGGCGCCGTTCGGGCACCGCTGCAAGCGATCGGGAACTTCGTCCGTGACGTCTTCAACGGCATCCTCAACGCCATCGCCAGTGGCATCAACGCCGCGGTCGGTGCGATCAACACCCTCATCCGCGCCTACAACTCCCTGCCCACCCCGGACCTCCCCCTGGTGCCGGCGGTGTCGGTGCCGCGATTCGCCGAAGGTGGCGTCGTCGATCGCCCCACCCTGGCGATGGTCGGCGAAGGTGGCGAGCGAGAGTACATCATCCCCGAATCCAAGATGGCGGCAGCGTCCGCCCGCTACCTCGCCGGCACCCGTGGTGATCGTGTCGTCAATGCTGGCCCGGCCACCATCAACGTCACCACGGGCCCTGTCATGCAGGCTCAGGGTCAGCAGTGGGTGACGCTCGGTGATCTCGAGCGGGCGATGCGGCAGACCGAGACCACGACGCTCGCCAGGATCCGCACCTTCTACGGTCGTCGTGCGATGGGGATTGCATAATGAACCGCGCGCAGGCAGGCTATCTGCGGATCTACGATTCTGCAGGCACAACGTATCAGCGCTGGCAGAACTTCTACAGCAACAAGATCATCACGTGGAGCAGCGCCTCCTGGGTTTACGTTCCGTTCACCTCCTCTGGTGTTGCGTCCGGCGCCACCGGTGATGAAGGCGGAATCACGATCACCATGCCGGCGACGTCGGTCGTGGTCCAGGCGGTGCAGCTGGCGATAGAGCAGGCGCGGCTGTTCGAGGTGTCGGTCTATGAGTTTGACGCTGAGAGCGCCGGGGTCATCACTCCACCCGTGAGCCAGTTGCTCATCTCCAGATTCCTCGGTGAGATCGCCACTGCGTCCGAGGCAGACTTCCAGTACACGCTGCAGCTAGGCTCAAGCCTGGCGCCGGTCGGTGCTCAGTTCCCACCGCGGACGCTGACGACCAATCTGATGGGGATGGGGATGAGCTTCTGATGACTGCCTTCGCTGCTGCTGCCGAGACTCAGCCACCACTCCTCGACGCCGGCGCGGTCGTCACGGAGGACCTGTGCGGCCAGCAGAAGGTGGCGACGATCGGACAGCCGGTGCCGATCATCTTTGCTCGCAGGATCAGCAGCCGCGGCGGCGTGATGGTCTCGCCGCCGGCGACCGATGCGCGATTCTCCAACGATGCCAGCAACACCCTGACGGCGAGCTACCACCTGATCCTGGGCGATGGGCCCATGGGTTCCCTCCAGGTGCGCGACGTCTACCAGTGCGCATGCCGTGTCGGCAGCTTCACTCAGACCTACGACCAACGTGCCGGCGACTGGAGCCCGGGGAACTTCCTCGAGGTGAGGGCCGGCTACACCCTGCAGGACGTGCCGGACTACTGCGGCAGCATGGGCACCTGCAAAGGTCTCACGACGGTCTCGTTCACCAACACCTACCCGAACGGATCGACTGACTGGAAGCGCCAGGTGCAGACCTTCGTCCGATCTGGTCGCACCGTCACCCGCCTGGCCGATAGCACGTCGGGCCCCTCGAGCAACTTCGCCGACCTGTTCAAGCTGGCGATGGAGATCAGCGCCAAGCTGCCGAGCGACATGATTGACACGCCGCGGCTGCAGACCGCAGCTCTGTTCCTTGATGCGAACCAGCTGTACTGCGACATGGAGGTGAGCGACAGCAACAACCTGCCGGACTTCATCGCCGCCCATGCTCCCTACTTCCTGCTGCGGGAGACCAGGGTGAACGGCAAGCGGGGCCTGCGGCCGCTGCTGCCGATCGATGGCGCCTATGCGATCCGTACCGATGCGATCCCGTGGGAGTTCGAGTTCAACGAGGACTACGTTCTGCCCGGTTCCATCACCCTCGACTACACGCCCCTCGAGCAGCGGAAGCCGGTGCTGATGGTGGGTCTGTGGCGGCAGCAGCCGGACGACAGCTTTGGCATCGCCCGCAGCGCAGAGGTGGGCTATCCGAACGATCGCAGCAGCGGCAACGTCGAGCAGCACGACATGAGCGCGTTCTGCACCCATGAGCTGCACGCTGTGCGGGCGATGGCCTACCGGCGTTCACGCCGTCGCTACAGCACGCACACCGCATCATGGACGTGTCGGCCTGAGGTCTACAACCGCGTGCTGGAGGAGGGCGACATTGTGCGGCTGACGTTCGATCGTGTCGCCAGCGATGGCAGCACCACGACGCACGACTTCCTCTACCAGCTGGACCAGATCATCAAGGCGCCGACGGGTGAGATCGAGTTTCAGGCGACGCACTTCCCGATCGATGCGACGGGCCGGAGTGTGATTGCCCTGGACGTGATGTCGGCGCAGGCGCAGGGACACGTCTACTCGACGATCAGGACGGGCCTTGACTGCGACGACGACAGCGGTGGGGATCGAGCGACGGACACGAGCGTGCCAGCGTCGGTGGGGCAGGCTGTGGGTCCTGGCGCAGCACCAGCACCGCCGGGCGATCCGCCGACATTGCCGTCAAATCCTCGCCTGCCTGATGAACCAGATCAACCGCCTATGCCACCAGGTGGTTATAACCCACCGAGCACACCGCCAGCACCATCGCCGACGCCACCGGATGAGTATCCTGGATGCTTGGAGGATTGTGTGTCGCAGACCATCTGTGGCGATGATCTTAATAGCCTCGCCTGCCCAGCAGGCTCAACGTATGCCGGTGAAGCAGATTTGGGCGGAAGCTATTGCATTTTCTGCCAAATCTGTGCACCAAAGTCAGCGCCACCTGATTGCACTTCACCACCGCTAGGACAGGAAGGATACTGGCGTTATGTCCTAACCTCAGCAAGCGGCTGTGCCTCACTGACTGGCAGTGTTGCTGCAAATTCAACAACAAGCCAATGGCTAGTTGTTAATGCTAACAATCAGGTTGTTTTTGGATTTGACGCTGTAAAGCCTCAGAACACTCAGTATTACATCGGATCAGGAGATGGACCATTGAATGCAAGCGGTTCACAAACGCTTGTCGCCAACTGCGATTATGGTGGATCTGATACAGCCTGGCTGGTACGATACAATGTAGTTTCTGGAGGCCTGGCTTTTGGTGCTGCTACATACCTTCCTTTTGCCCTGAAAATCACCGGCTGTGCTTGCAGTAATCCTCCGACAACTGCTGGTACCGTCAGCTCGTTCTCTGGCAAATGGCAGTTCAGCCCAACCGGAAGCTCCAGCGACATCACTTGGGAAAGTTCATGACCATGCCCGACCTCACCACCATGGCCGAGTCCCTCGTCGTCACCGCCGGCCAGGCGCTGACCAATGGCTTCGTCGATCAGGACATCTACAACCAGCGGCTCGCCACCTGCTTCAGCTGCGAGCATTTCAACCATGATTCCCGCCGCTGTTCCCTCTGCGGTTGCTTCATGGTCGCCAAGGCACGCATCGGCGGTGATCCCAAGGCGCTCTGTCCTCAAGGCCTCTGGCAGCGGTAACCCATGGCCACCTTCCCCTCCCTCAACCCGGCGACACGGATCTTTACTCCGCCAACAGATCAGCTGCAGCGCACCCGCTCGCTCAGCGGCGTCTACGAATCCGTCCTCCTCGGCAGTTCACCACGCGACGCACGCATTGAGCTGTCCTTCGCAGCCCTCAGCACCGC